AGTATCATAGAGAACTTTTACAAATATAAACATCAATTATTCAAGCTTCAACTATTTAGTAATATCAACTTGTTAAGGAGGGGTTAATATAAATGATTCTTAGTGTAGTAAATGATTTTTGTGAAACTCCTGGACCAAGATTTAAAAGCGAAGGAAATTTTTCTGGAGAAGAATTTCGTGATGAAATATTAGAACCAAAATTTCTGTTAGCAAAAAGAAATAATGAAAAGTTAATCATTAAACTTGATGGAGTATACGGCTATCCAGTATCTTTTCTTGAAGAAGCATTTGGAGGTTTATCTAAAAAATACTCTTGTAAAACTGTCTTGGATATACTTTCATTTGAGTCTGATGATATTTCATTAATACATGAAATTATAAATTGTATTAAATTTTATGATATCAATGATTAAGGAGGTAAGATTATGGATATGATTCTTAATGGAAATGATTTTCCAGATATTATAAGTTACTTAAATAACGGAAATCCTACACTCAGAAGTCCTAGTTCAGTATATGAAATCAGTCTTATGCAAACTAAAGAAACATTAGCTGATATTGATAGTTATGCTAGATTTATCAATAATGCTATTTCTCAGTTTAGACATAGTAGATTTTATAAAGCATATAAAGCTAATCTTATGGCTTTAGGACTTGACCATTGTTCATATTTACACAATATAAATTCTGAAATGGCTGAGTTAGAAATGAATCATGTTATCTTGACAATCTTTGATATTGCATTATTAATCGCCGAGCATTATCTTAATACATATGGTTATGTATCTACTTTCCATATTGTAGGTGGTCTAAGAGAAGAACATAAACAAAACAGAGTTCCTATTGTTATGATGAGTAAGACTGTACATCAATTATATCATAATGATGAATTGTTCTATGTACACCCAAATCAGATTTTTGGTAAATGGACAGAACTTATTAAAAATTATTATAATGGTATTACACCAGAGATATGTACAAAACTTCTCTATTACATTAGACTTGCTCTAAGAGAAAAAGAATCTAATGATAATGAACTTTTAACATTGGCAAATCAAATACAGAACTGGAGTGAAAAAAATTATGGAAGTACTTTACATGAAATTGAATCTCCAAACCCTTATTATTTTTGGAATAATTCTAATCTTAGTAGTGGTTTCTGAGATTGTTGTATCAAAGCTATTTAATAAATGGATTAATCTTAAATATGATGAATTACAACTAAAACAGTATGATATTGATACACACCTAGATGTATCAAGTAATATTGAGACCAGACTTGATACTGTTATCGAAAGTTGTTTTCAAGAATATTCTTTAATGCATCTTATCTATAAAACAGATTGGTATATTAAGGAAGAAGAAGAAATTCAGATAAGTAAAGATATCTGTACACTTGTAAGTGATAGAATATCTCCTGTTATGTTAAAACAATTAGCATTATATTATAATGAACAGGCTATTTTTGATATTATTGCTAAGAGAGTTTACTTTAAGGTAACTAACTTTGTTATAGAACATAATAAGACTGCTCTATAATATTTTTGATGAAGGGAGGTAGAAGAACATTGGGTAATAAATATAATTATGATTTTGATATGAAATATACTGATAACCCATATATCGACCTTATTGTTAACTGTGTAAAGATTCTTGGCATGAATGCTGTTGTAAAGAATGAAAACCAAGCTTTACATTATGAAGATTCACGTTCTGCTATAGAAGCATCTAAGTTAATGAAATATAAAGAAGGTCATTGGAATACTGCTAAAGACGGCTATTTTGATGAAGACTATTATATGGAATGGAATAGTTATTATAGAATGCTTAACGGTTTACCACCAGCATATACTCTCAATGATGAAAAAGCATATCTGGATGCTACTGGATATGGTAATTCTGTATTTGAGGATATTGGTAATGCATATGTAATTCCAGATTTATATAAAAGATACTTCATTGATGTTGGTCCATATAAAAGTATATATGAAGGAAGATATCTTCATGAATTAAATGAAGAAGAATTATCTATTCTTATTGCGGATGGAACACTTGACCAAATTAAAGCAGATTATGCTGATGATACACATTATCAATATATTTATCATCTAGGAGATAAGAGAATAGATTTCTATACTGCTCGTAAAGCAGTTAATTTCTCTTTATTATATCTTCCTCAATTAAATACATTTGATATTATTGAAAATAAGTTTAGAAGAGTATATGATAGAAATAGAAAATATACTATGGCTACTGTATATTCTGAAGCTTATAGATTCATGTCATATCATTATGATGCATTTATTCAGATTCTTATCATTATTCAAACAATGGTAGATATGATTTCTGAAGTACAAGAATACATTATTAACAAAGATGTATTTGATTCAAGAACAATACGTTATCTATTCGAATCTTATGGTATCGCATATTATAAAGAGATACCTGTAAAATATCAGATTCGTATTATAAAGAACGTAAATACTTTATTAAAATATAAATCTTCTCATAGAAATATCATTGATATTCTTGAGTTATTTGATGATGATACTATTACAGTATATACTTATTACTTAATGAAAACCAAGAGAATCCATAGAGATAATTTCTATTATTATACAGAGGCTGATATAAATCCAAAGTATAATACTGGATTAATTTATTATATTGGACGTCCAGAAGATATTTCAAATAATAAAGTTCCTCTAATGAGTGTTCAATATAATCAAGACGACACAAGAACTATAATCGATGAAGAAACTAAAAACATTGTAAAAGATAATTTTATCAGAACACATGTATACGGCTATTCTTTAATCAATTTAGAGAAACCAGATACTTCTGATAATAGACAAATTCTTGATAGTGATTATCAACCAATAGCTGGTAAATTTGCCGACAGTCTACAATCATTGACAGCAGAAAAACAGATATCGAATAGTTTTATATGTGAATTTCTTGATAATACTGCTAAAGGTGTTAATGGTCTTCCTTGGTTTGGTGCAGAAGATTACAACAAAAATTATAGTAATTCTACTAAATACTTGGAAAAAAGAAATAAATTCCTTAATAATTTCAAATCAAATCTTGCAAATGTTATTAAACTTGTTTTTGATGAAGAAACACAGAATGACAAAAATTTTGCTCTTAATCAATTTCATGTAAAAAGAATCAAATATAGAATATATTCTATATTGGGAATATTTGATTATGACAATATTGACTTTGATAATATTACTGATGCTGAATTAAACGATAGATTTTATAATCCTGATGATTTTATTACAGAGTCTTATTGCATAAAACATGGAATTAATTTTGATGACTATAAAGATTCAGAAAATAAATATCTATTAAATCATACTATTCCATTCATGACTTGGTTTGGATATAGAGAAAAAACTAGTCGTGATGCTGCAAAAACAATAGATGATTATTTATCTGATAATACATGTTATATTTTTAATTCTAATGGTAGTTTTTCTGCATTACCAGGTGGAAAATTAGGTGATTTGTATGAAAAATATACTGCTATATTTAGAGAAAATTATTGTATAGCAGCAAGAGTATATGTAGAGGCTGTATTTGATGATATGGCTTACGATTACCTAAATAATCCAACTCCTAGATATATAGGATGGATTGATATCGGATATGCTATTTCAAAAACTGGCAAATCTCTTGATGAGCTTGAATTAGGTGATGAAATAGATACAACCAAAGATAACAATATCCCAATCTATAATTCTGCCTATGTATATGAAGTTATCACAGAAGACATGATAGGTAAAGAATATTTTAGAAAGAACTATGATTTATGTTTCTTGAAAGTCCCAATTCTTGACCCAAATGCCTATAAGATGCTAGAACGTAAAGATATGAGAAAAAGTTATGACTCAATTACCCTAGCAGACCCATTCTGGGACGGTGTATCTACGTTTGATATTCTCACTGATGAAGAACGTGACAAACTACATCAATCTAAGAAACAAGAGATTTTAAATAAAGACTTCACTATTGAACGTACGAAATACATAGCTGTAGAAGCTTCTATTGATTTAACTAAGATGTCATATCAAGTAAGTTATTTTATGAATATGCTATATGATAAACATATTGATGAAGAATTATTAATGGTTGAAGTAGACCCATTAATTGCACCAACAAAGGTAAGATTAAATGATTTGCTTACTTTTGCTATTGCACTTAATTTTATTTATAATGGTGTAGAACCAGACAACATAGCTTCTGATATGGAAAAGAATATGTATATCAATGGATTTAATTTTGATACAGACTGGACTGATATTTATAATTATCTTCAAAATAGACATTTCATAAATAATAATTACCTTAATGAAATTCATGAATATTCATATGTAAACGAATATGGAGAAACTATTACTAATGAAGGTTATGGAATGTCTCCTATGAATAAAGGATGGATGACAGAATGGTTTGATGATTTTGTTGTATATGGAACAATTTATGATGAAAAGACAAAAGAATATAAAGAAGTTAAAACATATATGGGTCAACCTATATATGGTTTAAATGAAAATGGCGACCCAATATTCTTTTATCCAGATGAAGCTGTTAAACCAGATACATCTGTTAAAATAGATACTGATAAGACAACAAATGAAAGAGCTTTGTATACCGATGATGAGCATTATATTCCAAATCCACAAGTAGGTGCTTTCTTAAGTGGTAGATATGAAAAGTGTGATGATGATTGTACAGAAACAGTAAGATTAGAATTTGATTTTGGCGAATCCGATATCTGGAATTATAATCTTAAAAATCATGCTATTGTTGATATGAATGGAAACATAAGTACAATTAATATTGCTTGGGAACCTACACAATATCCAGATACAGATAACAATTCTCATGGACTTTGGATGACAACTGAAATTCTGAATCATTTAGATGAAGCTTCTACTGATTTAGAAAGAATCAATATGCTCAAGAAAATATATTATAGTAATACAAATCTTTATAATCATCTTACTTATATGATGAGACATGCTGAATCTAAACGTATGTATGATATCTATAAAGTATTATTCGATTCATTTATGGAAACAAAAATGAATCATGAATATTATGGATTAATAGATGAAAATGGTAATCCAGTTTATGTAGATGAAAATACTGGAGACTTATATCATATAAGCAAGAAAGAAAAGTATCTATATGATGAAGAAGGATTCCCATTATTCCGTGGTCATAAAATACAAGAAGATGATACAGATATTCCTACTACATTATACAGATTAAAACATAATGATGATTTCACAGATTGTTGGTATGTTAATGTAGATGAATATTATAAGCCACTAAATAATATAACAGATAAATTTGAATGTCTATATAATTTACGTGTTTTTGAAGAATATGGTAGAAAGGAATATATCATGAATGAAGATATTAATGATAGATTCCCAAGAACGTACTATATGACTCCTGCATCAAGTGATTATACATTTGTATTTGAAAGTGAGTACGGACCATTTCTTGTTAATGCAAATAATCCAGATATATATATTCCTATTGAATTTGATGAAGATGGTAATGTTAAACTTGATGAAAACAAATTCTATATAGACGAAAATGGTAATGTTATTGTTCGTCCAAAAGATGAAAAACCACAAGAAGGAGAAACTGAAATTGTAATTAAACGTAAAATAGCAGAAAGCTACTATGATTTCTTGCAATATCGTAATCCTAGTTTGTATAGTCATTTAATTGACTTAAAATATAATTACAAAAATGTACCTGTTATGGACGAAAATAATAAAGTGCTAAGATATGTTCCTTCTGACGATAAACGTAAGAGAATAGAAGTTATATGTGAATTAATCGTAGCAGCTTTAGAAAAGTATTTTGATAAAAAAGAATGGCGTTATATCTTTAACCTTATACCAACTGCTAATATACAGAATATTCAAAATTATATTATGAAGATGGTAGTATTCTTTAAATCATGGAAAACACAAATTCTTGATACCACTGTAAGTTATGTTATTGATGACCCATTCAATAATCATGTACATATTATTGATGATATGTATTATAATACAACCTTTGATAATCTTCTTGAAAAGGTTCGTCCTAAAGAATATAAATATTTCTTAAATCATATGCATTATAAAGACCCTGTAAAGGTTGGAGAAAAAGTTGATTTCGAAGATGTTATTTTCGAACCTTATAAAATTGATTTTGGATTTGCTGAGAAGATGTATGGACATAACTTTGATTATCCAAATTTAACGTCTAAACTAAACTTTAAAGATAAAATTGGTCCTGGAGAAAAAGTTGAAATGAATACTGTATATTATACAGGTGATGTTCAAACTGATTCAAATGGAAATATCTTATTACCATAAGAAGGAGAGGTATACTTATGAATAAAAAACTAACAATTTTTGATGATAACGGTGGAAAGAATATTCTTAAGAATGATAATGCTAGTATCAAAGGTACTGACATTATTCTTAAGTCACTTGATAGTGGTAAAGTATTATTCCGTGGAAGTAATAAAGTAATTGTATCTGGTTCTGAATTTAATGCAATCAAAGATTTTGATTATGATAAATTCGTTGGTGATGATAGCTACGATTTTCTTCCATCTATTCCGAGTTATGATATGGCATTTGAAAAGAATGGTAAGCCTTTCATGACAAATACATCTGTAAAAATGCCTATATCTTTAGCTCAATTTAAAACACAGGGTTTCAGCTTCTATACTGGTGAAGATGGAACTGATAGTATGCTTAGTGCATTTAAGAATCTTCAAATTGAAAATGAACCTGCTCATAGACTTTATAGACAGTTTGCTCGTCGTGTATGTTTATGGTGTGTAGGTATTGACGGATGTGGTATTGAAGCATCGAGAGTATTCAAGGTACATAACACAAAGTGGATTGCACCTTATGGATACTATGACTATAATGATGGTACTGGTGGAAATAATACATATGCTCAAGATAATATTCAGGATTCTACATGTCTTATTCCTTTTAAGTACAGAACTATGGATGCTGATTTACAGAATTCATATAGAAAACAGTACTTTGGTCGTGCACATATCAATAATACAGCCATTGGATATTTCTTCAAAACATTTGATGAAACTCCTAAGCTTATTCGTAGATATGCAGATGATAGTACAGACCTTGTAAATGTAACTGGTGATAATATTGATGTATGGAGTGATAAACGTGCATCAGAAGCAGAGGTCGTTGTCCAGCTTAAGATGAGTGTAACTGCATCTGACTGCAGAGAGTATTTCAATCGTAATATTGGAACAAATGATTCTAAGATTAATACAATTTCTCTTTGTACAGCAGTTCCATATATTAATCCAGATGGTATTCTTGAATACGCTGATATCAGACCTTTCACTAGATTCAACTTCCCTAATGAAGCTCTTATTGATTATTCTAAGGGAATTGATATCACATACTATCTATATTACTAAAAATAAAGCGGGTGGTATAAAAACCACCCGCCGTTTTTTATTTTGTTAAAAACAACCGTATTTTGAATTTGATGTGAGTCTTAATATACTTGCACATAGTATAATACTAGACAGTGTAGTATTCTTACCATTCTTCATAGGGATAAATATTTTATCACTCTTTTGGTTTCCATACATTACTGTTATATCATACTTAATTTTCTTGATATGACAAATGAGTCTATATAAAATAGAACTCATTGTACTTATTATCTGCGGTTCTAACTTGTTAGTACCGCATAAATTCAGAACAATTTCAGTGTCGCTATTACAATTAGATGCAATTTTCTTTATATCATCCAGAGTAATAGAATCTATCTTTTTAATGTCCATATTCATAATGTGTTCCTCCCTAAATAAAATGTACACAGAGTTTAAGCACTCTGTGTACACTTAATTAAACTTATTCAACGTAATTCTGACATGCGTAAATCATATCATATTCTTCATCAGTAATTTCGTCAATACCGAGCTGAGTAAAAGAATTGATACAAATCATAGTGTCTGTCTGAAGTGCCATACGTTCATTGAACATACCATCATTATATGAAACCTGCATACTAAGACGTGGATTAAAGAGCTTAGCTGCATTAAGAAGAAATTCATCATTAATGATAAGCATGATATTCAATGTATCGCCATCAAAGTCTGCACCCATTGATTTAAGAATCTCATGTGGCACATGACAACTGTAGGTATCATCCTTTGTAACACCAACTACATGCAACTGAATAATTGATGCTGGTGAGATAGAAGGATTACGATTTAAAATTATACCCACATACTGATTGTTAATAATATCCTGAATCAAATCTGCAATCATTGGATTAAACTCAATTCTTGCTTCGTCCCAGATTCTATAAGCTTCTGAAGGACTATAGGTTTTTGTCAGAATATTAATGATTGTAAGAGACATTAATTCAACCAAAGTAGGATAAGGAAGAATAATCTCATCAATCCTTAAGTCTGGGTCTGGGATAATAACGTTTCTTGCAGTGAAGTTACAACGACCACCATTCAAGGAACGAATATATCCTTTCTTTTGTGCAATGACTTTCTCAAGGTCTGCATAAATCTCCATGTATTTCATCTGAATATCATAGAGAATCTGATTTGTAGGTTTTGTTCTACCTCTTGAGTAAATCTTTGACTTGTTAAGTTTTGCAGCAAGACCAGCAATTACATTATATAATGCATTGTTTCCTTCAAAGTTAAAACGATTCTGCTTAATAGAAAAGGGTCTTAACTGAGAAGTATACACTGGTAAAGAATGAGTAAATACGATAGACTTATACTTCATAATATCTTCATAATAAGCCATCTTATTTATATTTGTCTTGTACTTGTTTCTGAAGAATTCCATTATTTCGT